ACACAGGAACTACGAACTACACTGGAACGTATTCTGGATCTTATATAAATAACTTTACAGGAACATATTCTGGCGCAACAATACAAGCGACCAAAGAAACAGTGTCATCTGTTAAATTATGGATAAGGACAGCATAAACATGGTTTTGAGAAACAAATCTTCGGCGACACCTGTTTCTGCTGCGAACTGGCAGGGTCTACAGCAGATGTCTTCCGATGAGGTGAAGAATTATATTGCGCAAACTCTGACAGTTTCCTTCGGCGCAAACTCGGATGGTACTGGCACTGCTGAAATTAACATTACCACAAACAACAGTGGTTCTGGTACTTCTATCGGAACATTCGTTGACACCGATCGCCAAGAAGCAACAGGAACTCACCCAGCAACTGGTGCTGTTGATACTGTAACATATACTGCCAAACAGGTTACTGCTGCCGCGACAGAAAATATTACCAATCGTCCCTTGAAATATGACGACGGTATCAAAGAAATGACTGACGGTCAAATTGATACTGAAATCCTAGACTATGCGATCAATGCGATGATCACCGAGTCTACATATGCTGCAGGACAATATCGTCTTCAACCAACTGCGCCATCAGGCGGAACTTGGGTTGCACGGTACACATTAACAGATGTTGCCAATGGCGGTAATACAGTAACATATCTATGGCAGAAAACTGCTGCGTCTTCGCTTGCAGACTCCAATCTCAGACCACTAAAACTTATTGATACCAAAGATGTCAAGGAAATGTCATCTTCTGAAATTCTACAAATGCTTCCGAATTTCAGAAACAGAATCATTGACACTGGAATCGGTACATATAAGGTTCAATCTACAGCACCAGGAAGCGGCACTTGGGTTGAAATGGGCAATGAGTTTTCTGACACCCGAGAGCAAGTAACTCCGCAGAACTATCTAGGTAACTTCTCTGGTAACTATCTCGGAAACTTTTCGGGTTCAAGAAATTATTCTGGAAACTATGCTGGTTCATTCCAAGGCAATTTTGCAAACAATTTCAGCGGCGGATATGTTGGACCAGCAAACTACACAGGAAATTACTCTGGGGCATACGCAAATAATTTCAGCGGCGGATATGTCGGTCCAGCGAACTATTCCGGAACTTACTCGCGAGGTTTCAGTGGAAACTATGTCGGTAACTTTGTAGGAACTGCTGGTTATTCTGGAACCTATGCTAGTAACTTCTCCGGAAATTATGTAGGTAACTATGCTGGTTCTAGAAACTATGCGGGAGCCTATGCCAGCAACTTTACTGGCAATTATATTGGCGCAGGGTATGCAACGGCATATGCTGGTGCCTATATTCGATATTTTGGTGGATATATTGGCGGATTTTATGTCGGCAATTACATATCGTATTTCTCCGGAACATTTTCTGGTAACTACTTAGGTTATTTCTCTGGATCGAGAAACTATGCAGGTAACTATGCTGGAACATATCTTGGCACATATCTGGGATACTTTACAGGCAATTATGTCGGTCCAGCAACATACACTGGAACATATTCAGGCACATATACTGGGTATTTCTCTGGAAATTATGCAGGAACTGCAACATATACTGGTAACTATACTGGTTACTTTACAGGAAACTACACTGGTTACTTTGCAGGAACTGCAACCTACACTGGTAACTATACTGGATTCTTTACAGGAAACTACACTGGTTACTATTCAGGTTCCAGAAACTATACTGGTAACTATGCCAGCAACTTTAGTGGAACATACTCCTCTAACTTCTCTGGCGCAACAGTGATTGAAACTAAAGAAACTGTTTCGACAATAAAACTTTGGGTTCGTACCGTATAAAACCCTTGACTTTTATAAGAAAATCGCGTATATATAATATTGAAAATTATTTTTTAATGGAGATTTGAATGACTACCACGCGCACTATTGAAAACCCGTATTGGGCGAACAAAGAAAAACAACATGTCATCGCAGAGTTCGTTTATCCTGATACGGGTAAACGAGCAACTGCATCTATCATGAACGACGGAACTAACCGTGACTTTGATGAATTGATGAAGAAGTATAGCATCGAGCAGATTGATGCTAATACCAAGAAGCGGTTTGATGACCGCAATCAACATATCAAGCATAACATCGAACGCCAGAAAGTTGACAAGACTCGTATGCAGCAAGAGCAATTGTTTGCTGCTAAACTGGACGCATTTGAGATCGATCTAATTAAGTCCTCGAAGAATCGTGAGTTGAAGTCAAAGATTCGTAAAGCAAAGAACATTATGGAAGTTACTGCTTACACTGTTATCCTCCTACAACAAGAAGAAGCGAATGCTGCTATTGTTCGAGAAGCAGTCGATGCAGAATAATGGTTTTCTCTATGTTGCGACAGTAAGAAAAGGTTACTACAGGGCGGCGAGAAATTCCGCTATATCTCTACGCGACTTCTATCCTGATGCAAAAATCACATTCTTCACACATGAGGAATGGGTGCAACCAGATGATTATGAAATCTTCGATACAGTCATTACTGAGAACGTGCCACGAGACAAGCGAGCAAAACTTTGGGCGCTTGATCAAACTCCATACGATCTGACAGTTTACATGGATTGTGACACCGAAGTCGAACATGAAGATATCCAAAAGATTTTCGACCAGATCCCAGAGGATATCGATGTCATCTTTACTGCCAATCGTCCATATAATGCAGCACTGACTAAGTTATCTGATACAGAAGAAATGACTGAGCACTGTGGGTTGTTCGTCTATCGAAATAATGAACAAACATTAAATCTAATGCGTGCATGGTACGGCGAGTATTGGGAACAGAATAAACCAGGATGGGATCGCAAGCACTATCCCGAAGAAGCACTGCAGTGGGATACATTTACGATGTGGAGATTGCTAAATCTATATGACTTTGGTGTCAAAACTGCCAGATTCCCCGATCCAGATGCCCGATGGAACTTTGTTTCCGGATATAAAAAAGAAGAACTGCAGGGACAACCAGTAGTGATTTATCATTACACCATTCCACATTCTTTATTGAGTTAACAGGACACACATGCTACAATTTACAAATTCAGTTTCTAAGGAACTAAGCGATATTCTAGATCCATTCACAGAATGGTTCTTCGCTCAAAATGATCAGCATCTTGTTCTTGGTCCAGAAGATATGCAAGAAAAGCGTCGTGGTGGATTGACAGTTGACACTGCTACAGACGAGCAGTACCTAAACCACATCGTCGGCAAAGGCGAAAAGCATGTCGGGTTTCCCGATGTTGCATGGTGTACCGACATGTCAACAGCACATGGGCAACCATGGTTTCCTTCTGAATACGGCAAGAGGCAACAAGCAACAAATGCTGAATTGATCAGTTATCTTGGTGCTAGAAACAATGCGGTGTTTACCTACTATCCTGAGAATGGTTTCATGGGATGGCACACCAACTGGAATGCGTCAGGTTATAATATTCTCATCACATATAATGCTGAAGAAAATGGTGGATACTTTCGCTACTTAGATCCAGTCACAAAAGAAATCGTAACTATGGTCGACCCTGTTGGTTGGTCATGTAAGGTCGGATATTTTGGTGATCGTAGCGACCCCAATAAAATTGTCTATCACTGCTGCGGCAACTCTGCGAAGAGATTAACATTAGGTTATGTTGTGCCGCATCTAGAAATTTGGCGCTCAATGATTGAAGATATTACTGGTGAGGATGCTTCCCACTTTGGTTAATCTTTTGGCGCTCATTGTGTTTTGCCAGTAGTTCTTCTAAGATAGTCAGACTTTCGTGCATCTTTTCAATTTCATCAAGCATCCTTGGAACTGCAACCGATGCTTGATGAATAATTGCCTGTTCATAGTTTGCACGAGGAACAGTAGCAAGTTTAATTCTTCGGTGTCTTAGGAAATCTTTTAATCTGCTAAGTAAGGAAGGTTTCCTTGCTTCGACCATGTTCAACTGACTGCCTTTTTGATCAGTTGCCTGTTGACGAACCTTTACAATTTGATCTTCCCGTGCTTTTTCTGCTGCCTCTTTTTCGCGAATAAGTTTTTGGTTTTCTTCGCGTAAACTTTGCAGTTCTGCAGAAACTTTAGATTCTTGTTCTACTTTCTGTCGCTGTAATTCTTCATACTTTTCTTGGGCAATTCTTTCCTTCTCAAGTTCTTCTTGGGAAGGTTCATTGCATATAATTTCTTCTTCTAAATTGCCCTCTATCCATTGTTCCGCGACTACTTCCTCAGGTGGAGAATCCATCCAGGGTGGCGGTGGCGGTGGTACTAGTGGTTCTGGAATATAATCTTGCGGTGGAGGTGCGACGATCCTTGCTCTTGCCATATTATTTTTTCCCGATTACCATGAAACGATCGAAGTTTACTTTGCCATCCCAAGACCAATATGATTGTTCTATTTGTCCGCTGTATCTAACATCCGTTACACCGACGTTCTCGATGTGCTCTTCGATTGTCGGCACGCAATTAATACCATACATCTCTCTGAAAACATTTGACGACTGACACGCAAAGATGCAGTCTGGATTTGCAGTTGTCATTTTTTTCAATGGATACATCGCCTCGCACCCAATAGAAATTACTACATCAGTTTCTAGAGCATTGATGTCATGATACGCGAATGGAACATCCCAATTGATATGATCCATCTCGACGCCATTATCAATATAATAACGATTGAACACCTTTGATAATTCTAATGCATCTTTATCAATATCAATCAAATTAATTTTCTTGACATTTAAATTTTCGCACAGTAATGGAACAAGCGGAAATCCTAACCATGAATTTAAAATTGTAATATTCAATTCTTCGGGAATGTTTTCTGTTCTCTTTAGTTCTTCTACCAACCAAATAGCAGCGTCCATAGTATTAGGATTCAACGACTTGCGAAAGTCCTCGTGCTTCCATGGCAGTTCGTGGTTGATCTTTTCTAATCCTTCGCCCCAATAGCGATAGTTGTTTAGATAATTATAATTTAACATCTTCTGGTCTCCCCATAGAATCAAAAAGACAAACTAATGGCGTTTCGCGAAATAAGTATTCTTCTATATCATCTGGGTACATATACCCATGATTATAACTGTATGCGACACCATCTGGAAAAAATTTAATATTAAGCAATCTTTCGCGCTGGTGTCCGAACAAATTATCTAGTCCGCGATAGTAAAAGAACATTTGATCAGCATAATCGCGCACAAACTTGGTTATTTTGTCAACATCCAAGTTATCATTCCAGCGTAAAATGCTGGAGTTTAAATCTGTATATTTGCGCGGATTATCTTTTGTATCTTCGCGCATCTGTTCCAAGTTATGCCAGTGTGTACGCAAGAAAACTAAACAATCTTCAGGATCTATTTCAACAAGTTCATCAATATTATGTTGCATTTTAATATCTAAGTCAAGAAATAATTTCTCACCCTGCTGTCTAGTTATTCTGTGATCGAATAAATGAAGTTTGTTCCACCACTTTTCATAGTAGTTATGTCTTGGTAGAGGAATTACTATGACTTCTGGATCAAGATCCGTTGCTTGTTCTGTCAAACAATAAAACTTAAACTCAGAAGTAATGTGTTGTTTGCATTGTTCTAATATTTTGTTGACATGTTCGGAACTATATTTGTCACCCCACTTTACTGTGTAAATATTAATCATCAAACATTCCAATGCTCTAAAAGATCAGGGTCGACGAGCGACTCCTGTTTCACTTTGCCTCTGCTGGTATCTTGAAATGGTAACAAGTCAACATTAAACACACAAAGGATACAGTCCTTTCTATATATACCAACTTCTAAGTCGCCCTCGTGCCAGTTGCGCCCACGATTGTATGAGTAAGCAAAGGTGCTCGGGAAGTGTGCCCAAAGTGGAGTATCACTAAAGTCACCCCAACGCCAACTGTGATAGTTATCAGTTCCATCGGTGAATGTGAACCAGATACGCTCTTGGTGTTCTAGAACATCCTGCCAGATGCATTCTGTCTGATCATCAGACCACACCATACAACTGCCATTAGTGTAAGCACCATGCGCCAACTTGAAGTTACGAGATTTCATCGGGCGAGGGTCTTGCCACCATGAGCGCAACTTGGTAGGATTCTCTAGATCGTATTTGATGATTGGCGATAAGTCGTTCTGAATAATTACATCCAGATCGAAGAATACAAATCTGCCAGTTGGTTTATCTTCTGCGAAGTTGTGAGTGTTGAAGATGAAGGTCTTTGGTCTGTCCCAACAACGTGCCATACCATATTTGAAATCTTCCGTCCCGAACCAGTATTTTGGGTGGATGTCGGGAATGTCTGGAAACGGAATCACTTTTATTTCTTGATCAAACCCGTCACTATTATCAGTGTAACAGTAGAAATGGAACTCAAAATTATCTGGTGTGTGTTTCTTTGCCATACGATAAAGACGATTGACAAACTCCGCAGAGTATTTCGTTCCCCATTTACAACAGACGTAATTAACTCTCATTCGCAGTTCCACAATCTAATAATGTCTTCATGTTCACATTCAGATAATTTAATCTGTTCTTTTGCTGATGGGTGGGGAACATTATCGGTATTAAAGATACACACCTTAGCATTTTTTCGAAACGTAAATCGTTCGACATCATCTGGATAATGCTTCCCTCGGTTCCAAGAGTAAATCCAACCTCCAGGAATATCTTTCCAGAAATCTCTCTGCCTCCAGTAATGATAATTGTCGCTGCCTTTGATGTATGCCTTAAAAATTATTTCATTGTGTTTAATGACGTCTTCATAAATGAATTCGCATGATTTACCTGGCCATAACATCATGCTGGAATTATAGAAGGTTCCTCTGGTATCAATAAACAGTCTATCATGTATCTGTGACTTAGGTTGCCAGCGAGTCTGGATAATTCTGGGTTTTTGTGCCAACAGTTCCACGTCATCAATGTTATCTTGTATTACAACGTCGAGGTCGAAATAACACCAGTTACCATCATATCCTAACCAATTGCGCGAATTAAACACAAGAAACTTTGCTCGATCAAAACAGAAGGTTTCTTTACCAAACCAATATTTTGGATGTAGAATACCATCGTCGGGTATTGGTGCAGTATCGCAAATTAAACCATCGGCATCATCAGTATAACACGTGAATGTAAACAGACTGGTATAATTCTTCTTTACCATGTTGTATAGATTGTTCACATATTTGGCGGAATACTTATCGCCCCACTTAATGCATACGAAGTTCATCATACTCTTTATCTGCTCCAGGAAACTGGTCTAATCCATTTAGTAATGCTATGGTATAACTTGGTCTATAATAGAAAGATTCGTTATGATCATCTATACCATAATAGTCTGCTCCATATACGAACGAATAAATCTCGCCTTTCGGAAAATAATTAAATCTGAAATCTTCGTGCCACAAAAACCTATCATCACCAAAGTATTTAACCATGTAGTAATCAGAGTTACGTTCGAAGTGTTCCCATATATGTTGAGCAGTTCCATCTTTCCACATCATCACACTCGAGTTGTAATTGCTCAAGTAGCGCATACCATGAGTCTCCCCGACATGATCAGGAAACTCTATATTCTTCCAATAAGTATACGCGATTGTTGGGTGAATGTCAAGGTAATTCCATAGATGATCAATATTATTTTGAATACGAATGTCTAGATCCAGATAAAGAACATCGCCAAACCCACGTTGACTGAACATCCAAACCTTATACCAATGACCTTCTATATCATCTGGTAATGGCCAAGCAACAACAATTGGGTCTAAACCTGTCGGATCGTCAGTAAAGCATACGTAGGTATACTTCCTGCCAGTATCTTCAACGATTTTATTGACATCTTCAGCGGAATATTTACTGCCATATTTTAACATTAAGATGCTTCTCATCACAACTCCAAAATTATAAATAGTCTTAGATGATTTATAAGGGTTACTCATGGCGACAATTCAAAATTTGTATATTGATCAGGGAACCACGTATTCCTTAACAATTACAGTAAGCGATCAAAACGGTGACGCGAAAGATCTAACAGATTATACTGTTCGCGGTCAACTAAGAAAATCCTATTATTCAAACACATCAACAAGTTTTACTACAGAAGCATCTTCACCGCTGGACGGCGAAATTACTATATCTCTGACGGCAACGCAAACAAGTGCATTGAAAGCAGGTAGATATGTGTATGATATCGAAATCGAAAGCGATGAAGAGACACTTCGCGTCCTAGAAGGTATTGTTGTAATGAATCCAGAGGTAACACGCTAATGTCTGTGAAGGTAACTGTTCCGTTAAACAGAGGAATTAATACTTCTGTAGGGAACTCGACTAATATAAATACTAATATTCTAAGCAAGAACACCGCTGCAAAACTTGAAAATTTGAGTAATGTGGTTGTTGATGATACGGTGCAAGATGGTTATACGCTGGTGTTTAATTCAGCGACAAGAAAGTGGGAAGCAGCACCTGCCGAGGAAATTAATCTTGGCACAATTGATGGCGGAACGTATTAAAAAATAATAACCAAAGGAAACTGTAATGTCTACAATTATTCAAATTAAGAGAAGTTCTGGTGCAACTGCTCCAACAACATCTGCCCTACTAGAAGGCGAAATGGCATATGCACAGGACGCATCTGGCAACGGTGCTAATGCTGTTCTGTATATCGAATCGATCGAAGGTAGTACTGCTACAATTCACGCAGTCGGTGGTAAGAAATTTACTGCTGCTGTAGATGCAGCGACCGATGATAATACTGTATCGACAATCGTAAAACGTGATTCGTCAGGTAACTTCTCGGCAGGAACAATCACTGCGGATATTACTGGTCAAGTTAGCGATATTAGTAACCACGACACAGACGATCTAAGTGAAGGTTCAACAAACCAATACTTCACAGACGCAAGAGCAAGAGGCGCAATCAGCGTTTCTGGCGATCTTTCATATGATTCATCAACTGGTGTTATCTCATTCACTGACAGTGGTACCGATCTTTCTGCGTTCGACACAGACGATCTAAACGAAGGTTTAACAAACCAATACTTCACAACTGGTCGCGTTGAAACTGCGGTTGACAATTATCTCGTTGGTGGAACAGGTCTTTCTTATAATGCTGGACAATTTGACCTAGACGATACAGCGGTAACTGCTGGTTCGTATGGTTCAGACTCTTCTGTTGCAACTTTCACAGTTGATGCTCAAGGTCGCCTGACTGCGGCAAGTAGCACAACAATAGATATCAGTTCGAATCAAGTTAATGACTTTAATGATGCTATCGATGATCATCTTAGCGGCGGAACAGGAATTGAGTATAGTTCTGGAACGATTTCCATCGAAGATACCACAGTAACTGCAGGTTCTTATGGCTCTTCAACTCAAATCCCAACTTTCACTGTTGATGCTCAAGGTCGTCTGACTGCTGCAAGTTATGAATCAATTTCAACCGATCTCGATATTTCGGGCGATACTGGTACAGATACAATCTCGCTTGCTACGGAAACTCTTGCATTCACAGGCGGAACAGGCGTAACAACTTCGGTTGCTTCTGGTGAAGTAACGATCGAAATCGGTCAGGCAGTTAGCACTTCTGATGATGTTGAGTTCGCTAGTGTTGCGACTGACACTATCAAGGACTCTGCTGGCGTAACTGCCCTGACTATGTCAGGCGCAAACGTTACTGTTGCAGGAAACCTAACAGTTTCGGGGACAACAACTACTGTTAACTCGACAACTCTGACTGTTACCGATCCTCTCGTATTCGTTGGTAACGACAATAATACAACAGACGCAGTTGACCTTGGTATCTTCGGTATGTATGATACCAGCGGTTCGCAAGACCTTTACTCAGGTATCTTCCGTGATGCGTCAGACGGTAAGTGGAAAATCTTTAAGGATTCACAATCTGCTCCAACTACAACTGTTAACACAGGCGCTACTGGTTACACAGTTGCTACTCTTGTTGCTAACCTCGAAGGCGGAACTGTTTCATCGCTTACTTCGGCAATCGCAGTTGGCGATGGTGGTACTGGCGCACAGACACTGACTGCTAATGGTGTTCTATTTGGTAGCGGAACTTCTGCTATCCAAGCAACATCAGTTGGAACTGCTGGGCAGGTTCTAAAATCTGGTGGGTCAGGCAATGCTCCTTCGTTCGGTAATATCGACGGTGGAACATACTAATATATAATGGGAGGGGAATTTCTCCCCTCCCACTTTTTGGAGATAGATAATGGATCAAACAAAATTTATTAACTCGTATATTGCAAATCTTGCAGAACGGTTGAAGGCATTAACACTTGATAATATCATGCTAAACACTCAACTTACAATGGCAAATGAAACCATTAATGAGCAACAGAAAAAGATTCAAGTTTTAGAAGATATCCAAGCAATTCCAGTTCCTAAGTCTGACTATATGGGTCTTGACGGTAAATTAAAATCTGATTATAGTTATACCGATGCACAAGAACCATATCTCGTCGACGATGTGGAACTAACCGAGAAGGAAGTTCTGAATGACAGCGCCGACAACGATAGTACAGATAAAGCGAAGTGAGACTGCTGGAGCGACACCCACTGGCACAGATTTAGCAGTAGGCGAACTTGCTGTCAACCTAACAGACAATAAAATATTCTCGAAAAAGACCGACGGAACAGTTGTCAGTCTTGGTGGAGTTGCAGTAAATGATGGTGGAGCGAACACGGGAGTCGCAACCATCTCATTTGCCGATACCATCTTCGGGGATTTCGTCGTTGATACTACAACCACTCCAGGTGTCGCAGTTGTTCGCCTAAATCAAAATGCAGATTTAGATTATGGACTTATTACCGATACTGTTTTTGAGTATAACTCAATCGATTATGGGAGTATCTGATGGCGGCAAGAGTTAAACTAAGAAGAGGTACTTCTACCCAGCACCAAGCATTTACTGGAGCAGAAGCAGAAATTACAGTTGACACAACTAACTGGTCGGTGAGGGTTCATGATGGATCTACTGCAGGTGGACACGAACTTCTAAAAACTTCTTTGGATAATATAGATGACGGTGCCATTCTAGATGGTGGAACATACACCTAAATAGATGGACTAGGAGATAAAAATGGCAACGATTTTACAACTTAGAAGAGGGACTACCACTCAACACTCTACCTTTACTGGTGCGGTTGGTGAAGTAACAGTAGACACAACAAAAGATACTGTAGTTGTCCATGATGGTACTACCGCAGGTGGTAAACCTCTGGCAACTGAAGCATATGTTACTTCTCAGATTCAAACAAAAGATAACAGCGACGAAATTACAGAAGGTTCAACAAACCTCTACTTCACAAATGCCAGAGCAAGAGGCGCATTTAGCGCAAGTACTGGTATTTCCATTACTGATGGTGCTATCTCTACTTCTATCACCCAATACACCGATGCATCTGCAAGAGGTGCCATTTCTGTAACAGATTCTGGTGGAGATGGATCGCTTTCGTATAATAGTTCTACTGGTGTTTTAACATTCACTGGTCCAAGTGCATCTGATGTTCGCGCTCACTTCAGCGCAGGAACAGGCATCACTATTACTAGTGGTGCGGTCGCAGTAGATTCTACAATTGCGACTAAGACTTATGCTGATAATGCAGCAACAACCGCAGTTGCCAATGTTATTGATACCGCACCCGAAGCATTAAACACACTAAACGAACTTGCTGCTGCTCTCGGTGATGATGCTAACTTTTCAACCACAATCACTACTAGCATTGGAACTAAGTTAAATTCTTCCGCTGTTAGCGCCTTTGGTTTGACTCTAGTCGACGATGCCGACGCTGCTGCTGCCAGAACTACATTAGGTCTAGGAACTGCTGCCACTACCGCTGCCACTGCCTATGCTACTGCCGCTCAAGGAACCAAGGCAGACAATGCTCTACCAGCAGCAAACGTAAGTGTTTTTGGTGGAACATTAATCGACGATGCCGACGCTGCCGCTGCTCGAACAACACTGGGTCTTGGTACTGCAGCAACTACTGCTGCTACTGCATATGCTACTGCGGCGCAAGGTGCAACAGCAGATGCAGCACTTCCTGCATCTTCATATACTGCAGCAGATATTCTGACCAAACTAAAGACAGTTGATGGTTCGGGATCAGGACTTGATGCAGATCTCCTCGATGGTAACTCAAGTGCATATTTCCGCATCAATGTTTACAACGCAGCAGGGACGCTATTGAATTAATATGTCGACAGTTGTTCAACTGAAAAGAAGTGAAACTGCAGGAGCAGTTCCAACAGCAAGCGATATTGCGGTCGGAGAACTTGCGTTGAATTTGGCAGATGGGGCATTATATTCTAAAAAAACTGATGGGAGTATTATTGAAGTGGGTGGATATAATCCGGATTTCTTTACTATCCCAGGAACAATCGATCTGGGCGATCTCGCAGGGATAGATCCTACAGTGTATGACATGGGTGCATTATAAATAGTCCCAAAGAGGACAAGATATGGCAATTTCTTCAAGACAAGGTTTAATAGATTACTGTCTCCGCAGACTCGGGTTTCCAGTAATTGAAATTAATGTGGACGATGATCAAGTAGAAGATCGTATCGATGACGCATTACAGTATTTCCAAGAGTATCACTTTGACGGTGTCGAGAGACTCTATCTCACACACAAAGTTACTACGGCAGAATTAAAATTCTCAGGATTATCCTCACCCTCGTTCGAAAACAACGAGATGCTGATTGGTAATACTTCGGGCGCAACATGTACCTTATATACATTATCCGGAACGACTGCGAGAGTATCCAACGTAAAGGGTGCTTTTACGGCAGGTGAAACTGTAACAGGATCTATCTCGGGATTCAGCAGAGCAATCGCATCCACCAATTTCTATACTCCAGGAGATATTCAAAACGGGTATCTTCCTCTCCCAGATTCAGTAATCGGTGTTATCCGTGTTCTGCCAGTCAATGGTCCAAGTTCTGGTATGAACAATCGCAACAACATGTTCGATCTTATCTATCAGTTCCGCCTCAATGACATGTATAACTTACTATCTGCTGACATGGTTTACTACACACAAGTCCAACAGCATCTGTCAATGCTTGACATGCTTCTTGTCGGCGATCGTTCATTCAAATACAATCGTAAGATGGACAAGATGTATATCGACATGAATTGGGAAGAAGTGTTAAATCCTGATGACTTCATTGTCGTCGAATGCTATCGCATCCTAGATCCCTCGACATATACGCAAGTTTACAATGACATGTTCCTAAAACGTTATTCGACTGCATTGATCAAACGTCAATGGGGCGAGAACATGAAGAAGTTTGGTGGAATCCAACTTCCAGGGGGTGTCATTCTAAACGGTAGAGAGATCTACGAAGAAGCAGTCGAAGAAATCGCAACAATCGAAAACGAAATGCAATTGAAGTCAGAGTTGCCTGTCGATTTCATGGTTGGATAAGACATGCCAACGAACTTCTACTTTCAATCAGGTAATACATCTGGAACCACAAACGAACAGCGTTTGGTGGAAGATCTTGTCATAGAAAGTCTGAAGATTTATGGGCATGATGTTTATTATCTTCCAAGACAAAGCGGTAATCTAGATGGTATTCTCGGCGAAGATGCACTTCAGTATTTTGATCAAGCATATCCTCTTGAAATGTATCTTGAGAACGTTCAAGGTTTCGAAGGTGAAGGCGAACTGTTCACTAAGTTCGGATTCGAGTTTAGATCTTCGGCGACTTTCGTAGTTGCAAAGAGGCGTTGGGAAGAAGGTGTTGCTCAGAATGCAACACTACAATTACCAGGAAGACCAGCAGAAGGCGATCTACTTTACTTCTCGAAAACCAAAACATTTTTCGTGATCAAGTATGTTGACTTCTTGAACCCGTTCTATCAACTCGGTAAGATCTACACCTACAAACTGCAATGCGATGTCTTCGAATTCAGTTCTGAAAGAATTGACACAGGAATCGAAGAAATCGATTCGATAACAGACAAGTCGAGTCAAGATGTTTACAGATTCCAACTGCTACAAGAGTCAGGAGACTTCGTTCTAAACACTAGCGAAGATTCAATTATTCTTGAAGTATATGCAACTGCAGACACAGATCCACAATCAGACAATGATGAATTCGAGGTAGAAGCGGAAGGTATTCTAGACTTCACCGCATTCAATCCATTCGGTGAGGTACAGAAAAGAGCATAATGTTTTTACGTCAACACTTCTATCACCAACACATCAGAAAAGCAATCATTGCTTTCGGCACAATCTTCAATCAGATTTCTGTTAAGAGATATAATTCTGATCAAGAAGTCGTGCAATCTGTTCGTGTTCCTTTGGCATATTCACCAAAAAATAAATTCCTTGCTCGTATCGCAGAAGTCCCATCAACCACCACACAGGCATCGGCAATTATACTTCCGCGAATGGGATTTGAGATAACGGGTTTACAATACAATCCTGCGAGAAAAATTAACTTGCTAACGAAGAACGTAGCAGTCGGGCAAGGTGATGATCCGAACACGTTGCGCACTCAATTTACAAGCACGCCATACGACATGACCATTTCAATGTATGCAATGGCAAAGAACCAAGATGATGGGTTGCAGATTATTGAGCAAATAATTCCGTTCTTCAATCCCGACTTCTGCGTCACCGTATCTGACATTCCTTCGATGGGTATCAAGAGAGATCTTCAGATAGTTCTTGATTCCATCAATTATGAAGATGACTATGCAGGAGATTACATGCAACGACGTTCAATTGTTTGGACGTTAAACTTTACTCTCGGGTTGAATCTATATGGACCAGTCGAACAGCAAGGAATTATCCGAACTTCGATTGCGAATACATATACAGATATTGAACAACCTACCTATCAACAAAAATATCAAGTAACAACAGATCCAGATACTGCTGCAGTAACGGATGAATGGGATTATGTGGAGCAATTCGATGAATTCTACGAACAAGGGTAACTATCAAGATCTTGACGATCTTTTTGGAACTGAAACAACGAAGATCCCAGAACAAGATGAAGTCGTCGAAGTGGAAATTCTTCCAGCAACAACGACTGTGCCTGCAGTTCCAGCAGTTATCGAATCTACGGGCAATGATATTGAAGACGACTACAATGTCGCTCGCAATAAACTCAATGAATTAATTAGCACCAGTCAAAGAGCATTAGAGGGTATGTTGAATGTTGCACTTGCAAGCGACAGTCCTCGTGCGTATGAAGTCGTCGGGCAATTGATCAAGACAACAGGTGATACTGCTAAGGATCTTATGGATCTTCAGGCAAGAAAGAAAAAAGTTCTTCAGGATGATAGCAAGAAATCTCAGCAAATCGACACGCAGAATAACATTATCTTTTCCGGAAGCACCCAAGATTTACTCAAGGCATTGAAAGCAGAGAAAGCAAAAGTAATAGAACATGAGTGATGAATCCTCGTATCACGGTAATATTAATTTAAAACCGATAGGATACAAACATAATTTTACTCCGGAACAATTGACAGAACTCGCGTTATGCGAGGAAGATCCAATTTACTTCATCGAAACTTATTGTATGATTGTTTCGCTCGATGAGGGTCTAGTTCCATTCAAACTGTATGAGTGCCAGAAGCGCAAGGTTCACCACATCCTAGATAATCGTAGAGCAATTCTCATGGAGGGTCGCCAGCAGGGTAAGACTATTACATCTGCTGCTTGTATTCTCTGGTATACATTATTTCAAGATGCAAAAACTGTTGCTATTCTTGCGAACAAGACTTCTGCTGCTCGCGAAGTTATGAATCGTTATCAGGGTATGTTTGAAAACCTGCCTCTATGGATGCAACAAGGCGTTAAGACTTGGAACAAGGGCGACGTTGAATTAGAAAATGGTTCTAAGGTATTCACTGCTGCTACGACTGCTTCGGGTATTCGTGGTAAATCGGTTAACTGGTTGTATATCGACGAAGCAGCGATTATTCCAAACACCGTTGCTGAACAGTTCTTTGCTTCAGTTTATCCTACAATTTCTGCTGGTCAGACGACTAAGATTCTATTGACTTCAACACCGCTGGGTTATAACCACTTCTGGAAATTCTGGAACGAGGCGGAAAAGGGTATCAATGGTTTCAAACCCATGTTCATCCCATACACTGAGATTCCAGGACGCGATGAGTCGTGGGCAGAAGAACAACTCAAGATGCTTGGCGAACTCAAGTTCAACCAAGAAGTTCTCTGTAACTTCCTCGGATCGAGCAACACTCTTGTAAATGCGCACACTCTCGGTTCGATGAGTTCTATTGACCCTATATACATGAAGGATGGTCTAGATATCTTTGAAGATCCAATCCCAGAGCATACTTATGTTATGGGTGTTGATACTGCAAGAGGTATTGGTGGCGACTATTCTGCATTTACTGTAGTTGATGCGACCTCTGTTCCATATAAACTAGTCGCTAAATATCGGAACAATAAAATACCGCCGATGTTATACCCAAATATCGTAAATAAAGTGGCGAGAGATTTTAATAATGCATATGTGATGATTGAAATTAACGACATGGGACAACAAGTCGCTGATATTTTACATTCAGAATTAGAATATGATAATATTTTAACTACGTCGAAGGACACAAATAAACAATATCTTTCTCCAGGATTTGGCAAAGCAACCCAAATGGGTGTTCGAATGACTAAGCAAGTAAAAAGGCAAGGTTGTTTTACGCTAAAGTCTCTGATGGAAGAAAAGAAGTTACTGATTTTTGATGCAGATACCATCTCGGAGTTCTCTACCTTTATCGAAAAGATGGGAACTTGGATGGCAGATGAAGGTTATTTTGATGACTTGGTGATGAGTTTAGTAATGTTTGCATGGGTAACCAGCAATACA